TTCAATATGTCCGTCCATATAAGATACATCGTGAATCATACCTAACTCTTCATCAATCTCATCCATAAGGTCATAGAAATCATCAACTAATATCTCTGCTTGGTTGAGTTGTTCCGTTGTAGCCGTCTTATCTTCAAGTACCTTTGCTTCAATCTCAAATACATTATCTGCGATTTGAGCCGCACTCCTAATCATACCAGCAGTTTCTTCGTCAGGGTTCATATCCATAAGATGTTGAAAGGTTGCCTGTGCGCCAGGACAGATATAAAAATACTTTGTCTCATAACCCAATACACTCATCTCACTAAACTCAACTGGTTCAATCAATAAATCATCATTCATAACAATAGGAGTATTTGGAACTACAACACGAGAAGCACATTCTCTGTAGGCTTGTTTATAGTCGGTGCCAGTCGCTCGTTTTCTTGCGATACATCTACCCAACGCTGAATCAGCAGGAATGTCTGTATCGTCAAACTTACCCCACCATCTATAATATTCAGAATAAGCATTAAGACAATATCCCATTCTTTTTTTCATCATAGGGTACATTTCTTTCATCTTGGAATTAGCAGAACATCTTTTTAGATAGACCCCTCTTGCCTCTTTTCTTCTAGGTTGAAGGACAAACTTATCTTCCTTCTTTTCTTTAGACATTTTAGTTTTCTCCAACTGACTATAACAAACTGCTAATCTCTGTTCCATATTTGGGAACTCGTCCGCAACCTTCACAGCACATCTTGATATAAAATCGTTGTCCGTTTCTTTATCAGTTTTTATTGGTAGTGGCATTACTTAAAGATTAACTTGTGATTTTAATTTTTTATTTTCTAAATGTAATTCATCAATTTTGGATTCTAACTCCTGAACCTTAACATTCAATAATTCTATTTCTGACCTCAAGTCAGTTATAATTTGGCTATACAACAATATAGATTTTTCCAAGTTAGATAATACCAAATTATCTGTCTCGGCTTTTGTCTTTCTCTTACCAGCAAAGAATGACGCAATACTCGTTATTACATTACTTCCTAATATTGTTAAAATAGTTTCTATATTCATATCTTTATATTTTTACCAGCCGCAACATTGCCACGTGGGATCTCCATATATTTGACTTGTTAATACACCTCCACCAGGCCCAACATTTAGATTTTGGTAGCGAGGACCGTTATTTAAGTGAAGACCACTAAAATAATTCTTACCCAAATGCGGTCTTAATCCATCTGTACTTGTGAAGGTATAAACTAATGGATAATTTGATTGATTAAAAATCAATTCTTCAATCATTCGTCTCTCAAAGAATTGGCTTCTATCATCTGCTCTAGTTTGTAAATATTCCATTTCCTTTATGGTAATAGTTTTTTCAGAACCAGCAACAATACCATTATTTTTAATTCTCATAAAAATGGAGGGGAGTGCCTCTGCGTAGGCTGCCCAAATAAGCATCGGTTGAACGAAGTATTGAAGAAAGTTATTATTGATTGTAGTTAGAGAACTTGTAGCAACCTCATTCAGTAATTGTACGTAATAAAGACGACCAATAATATATTCTAATTTTGTCTGTTGAACTACACCAATAAATGGTAATAACACAGCAGAGGTTACGTTTTGGTCTATATCACTGAAGTTTTTTAATTTATTCTCTGATATAAGTAATATATTTTGAGGTACTAATGCTTGAGACATATTATATTGGGTTAATAGTTTCGTCTTTTACGACATCTACATTTTTATTTACATCTATGGTTGGTGCTGCGTCCTTCATAGTCACCATCTCAAATTGTTTAATTTCTATTTCAGTTGGAATACCAGCATCTCTGATTGTTAATAACTTTTGGAATACACCTTTAATCTCTGTCTGTATTGGTTTAATTACAAGGTTTTGGAAGTGGTCTTGGGCTTCAAGATGGTCTGCTGTTCCCAATTTACCTGGTGTCATAATACCTAATAATTCAGGTGATGATATTTGGTGAGCGGTCAAGATTGCTTCTTGAACCATCGCATTCAATTCAACCCATAATTTATCAGACCCATTATTCTGTATTGGTGTAATTTCAGGTGCTTGTTCCTTACCATCAGCAAAAGTTAAAAATAACTTACCACTTACGTTGGAACCAGCATATTTAGCAACCATCGTATTATAGATTTCCTCCCTTTGCTCGGGGTCAGGAACACCATTATTTAATGCGACAAATAAACTCGGTGATAGACCATTCACAATATTATTAAAGTGCCAGTTGAATATCTCTATTTGTGTTGATATGGCTGTTGCAGACCCCCAATAAGTTGGAGTTGGATAGTAGTTATTTCCCGCAGAGTGAGTGGTATAATAAAATACCTGTGATGGGATTTCATTTTGTATATCAAATGCTGGTAATTTACGAGGTATAAACTTCTTGGGATAAGCCCAATCTGAACTATAATAGAAATTATGTATTCTATCGTGCATATCTGTTTTTTCGGCTCTTAATTTTGAGAAGTCCATATAATACATATCAAATCCTGCTTCTCTGTCTTTTCTCCATACAATATTGATGGCAAAACCTCCATATAAAATGAAGTCAAGAACACAACGATCCCATATATCATAGATATGGTCTCCAAGGCTATTAGCCATCAATAACCTATTATCGTCCCCTAATTTCAACGATATTGATTCTCCCCTTGTACCATACCATTTGGAAGTTATAGCGGCTCTATGAGTCGGAGAAGTGTTGTAAAGACGTATTAACTCTTGGGGAGCCAAGTTGGCAACACCAAAGAAAACCCAAGGCGTTCTTGTATTGATTATAAGGTTTTCCTCAATCAAAGGGACTCTAGCAGTAGCAAAGTCAAATACCTGTAAAAAATCGTTATTCTTTTTTATTTCTTCGTTCATAATTATAAATATATTATTTACCTCATTCCATCATTATTGATTTATAGTTGTACCAGAAGGTAATGGTGTTGGTAGTGGTGGAACATAAGGCCCTTGATAAACTGATAATGTTAAATCTTTAACCCATTCGTGCTCGGGATAAATTGAATTATCTATTTCTTCACTTGAAATAAACCAATCCTGGTTCACATCTAGTGTTGGATTGAAATATACATCAGGACAAACTAATTGTCCTACTAAACTATCTGTTTGATGTATTGTGAGTATTGCTACAAGTTGTTCCATTTTAATATGCGTTTCTTCCTATTGATGTTTGGAATGTGTTTATAATTGTTGATAATGTGGATACTTCTGCTGCGGTCAATCCTGAACCAATAGTGGCAAATCTATATTGGTTTGCGTAATATTGTTGTGGACTTCCATTATTATTAAAACACGCGATATAAATAGAAACATTTATAACACTTCTAACAACACCAGTAGTAGTATGAAATACAGTTCCATTTCTGTATATTGAGTCAGTAGTTCCTCCACTTGAAGCGGCTATAATCATACCTTGTCTGCTAGATGATGAAGTACCACCACCAGCAGAACTCAAACCATAAAACCAATTCGCACCTCCATCTTGCCCTATAGAACAATATCTTGGAGTCGGTACGGCGGCACCTATGTAATTTCTACCAGTCCCAGTAGGAGCACTATTATTGGCAAGATAAATACCTAAATGCTGACTATTCAAGGTTATTGCTGATGGAGCCAAGAATGTATCAGCATAAGCATTAGTTCCGTTTGATGTCGCACCAGATGGGTTGAAAGTCCAACCACCATTAAAGACCAATCTATATCCCGCATTTGTATCAACGGGATTTTTACCATTAAACTTACAACCATCACTATTACCTCCCAATAGAGGATAGAATGCTGTAATCTTGTCATACAATCCATTACTAACCAAAGAGGTAAATAATGTGACAGTTGCCGCAGATACAGTTGAAGTAATACCTGTTCCACCCGCATCAACAACCTCTCTCAAATAAGTATTTGCTTCAGTTGTTCCACTTGCTGGTGGAGTGGAACTTGGTGTTTGTGTTTGTGTTTGAGTTGGTGTCTGACTTGCTGTATTTGTTGGAGTTTGTGTTTGAGTTGGAGTTTCTGTATTTGTTGGAGTAGGGGTATTTGTTGGTGTCTCGGTATTCGTAGGTGTTTGAGTTGGAGTTTCTGTATTTGTTGGAGTAGGAGTATTTGTTGGTGTTGAAGTATTTGTAGGAGTATTTGTTGGAGTAGGAGTATTTGTTGGTGTTGAAGTATTTGTAGGAGTATTTGTAGGAGTTGTTGTTGGAGTTTGTGTATTAGTTGGAGTACTAGTAGTGGTAGGAGTATGAGTATTTGTAGGAGTTGTTGTTGGAGTTTGTGTATTAGTTGGAGTACTAGTAGTGGTAGGAGTATTTGTTGGAGTAGTAGTTGGTGTTGGAGTATTTGTAGCAGTTTCAGTAGGAGTTGGTGTTGGAGGGTTTATCTCATCAGGAGCAAATATGGTATTAGAGTTAAACTCATCATCAGAAATAAACTCAAAATAATTTTCATTTGTTGTATCCGCACTTACAACAATAAACTCGGCAATACCATTTTCTACCAACTCGGTGGCTAATAATGGATTTAGATTACCCGAACCAAATGGTTGGGCATAGGCATAATAATTATACTGACCTTCATAAGGAAATGCTATTTGACCCGCACCCTGACCTTCAACAAACTCAAATTGATTATATCTCGTTGGATGCGGTGATACATCAGGCAAGATAAAATCTACCTCTTTTTTTGAGAATATATGAATAAATTGAAATAAGTATTCAGGGTCACATACAGTTGTATTCTGTGTGAGCGTTACAACAATCTTATTAAGTTGGTTGGATTTTAATAATATCATTTGTGTATAAAATAATCACAGAGGAGTTATTATAAACCCCCCTGTGATAAATAGTTATTCTACTGTTATACCTGAAACGACTTGATAGATAGTTCCACTCAACTCATTCATAGGTAATTGTTCTAGTGCTTGTAAAGTCAAATTATATCCTTGACGATCTCCTAAAGCAAGTCCAGTTGCGGATGAACCAGCGGAAACGAACATTCCGTATTCCTCACCAAGTAAGAAATATGAACCGTTATTGTCCTCAAATATTACCGCTAATCTGAAGTTTTGTGCTAGTGTCTTTATGATATTTCTTTTGTATTGTTCCAACTTTGCGAAGAACATTGTAAGTTCCTGTGTGTAGAATACTGTACCATTCTCAAGTGAAGCATTTATCGTTTCTGTCATCTCGGAAGTAGTCCTGATGAGATCAAAAGAATAAAATACCCCTGTTCCTGTGATGGACGTAATCGTGTCTCCTGTGTTCTTAATTACTGATGTCACATTATCAAAATCAGTAATCCAAACTCTATTAACACCACCTGCGTTGTCTCTACAACCAAAAGTAATACCTTGTGCTAAATTACAACTCATTGTATATTATATTTAGTTTTTTAGTTTATTAGTGTAAATAGGGGGGTTATTTACCCCCCATATATTATAGTCCATTAGTCACAAAGAACTGTGGGAACGCAATTGCGGTTCCTAATTTCCAAGCAGACATAATACGTACCTCTTGGAAGTCCATACTCCACCAAGATCTGAATGAATCCTCATCAGACATCAAGTCAACTCCAACAAGGAAGTATTGCATCGGTGCTGCTGCGATTAAAGAAGATCCGTTAAGACCTGGTACACCTACAACCTTGTATTTAGTTTGTGGGTGGAATGTCTCATATACTTGACCCAAAGTTGGTTCAGTAAAGTGGAAGTTGTTTACGTTTCTTAACGCCACCATATAACACTTGAATTGTTGTTGAGACATAAAGATTACAATATCGTCTCTGTCATAGATGTTTCTATCTAAAGCGTTGATGATATTATCCACTTGAGTTAATACAGCATTAGCCTTCTCAATAGTTGAAGAACCAGTTACAGAACATAATGCTGTAGCACCAGTCAATTTAACAACACCAGCAGTATTGTTTAATAATTGGATGAAACCAGAGAAAGTTGAAGTTCCTGATGAAGCATTCCATAACAAGTCCTCATTATATCTCTTGATTTGTTTTGTCTGAAGGTCAACAATAGCCTGCTCAAATGGTGCTGTTTCGTTGTAAGAACCAGCGTTTAGGTATTGACCTAACCATAAAGTGTTTAGTTGCTCCAAACATAAAGATTGGTTTACTTTAAGTGCTTGTACAGCCAAAGGTACTGCTGTGAACTCAACTGTTCCTGCATTGTTCCATCCGCAAGTTGTACCAGTTTGAACTGATAATGTCTCCTCCAATAAGTTTACATTTTGAGTTCCTTTAATACCAGGAATAACATTAACATAAGACATAGTCACGGGGGACAATACTGCTTCAGATATAATATCAGATGAAAGTTGGTCTACATACTCTGACAATCCGCCAAGGTCGTAGTTAAAGTTCATTTTTTGTAATTTTTTCATTTTGATAATAAATTAGTTTTAGTTTAGTTTTTATTCATCGCTGCTCTCAATCTCTTGAATGATTCAATACGGTCATTTTCAGATTTAGATTCGGTGAATGTTTTTTGAGTAAATACTCGGTCACCCGCAGGTTCTTTTGAGAACTTTTGGACTTTGTTTTCTAGTTGTGTTTGTCTTGACACTAGAATATCAAGTTTGTTTTCAAGATTTTTTAATGCTTGAGAAAAAAGTTCAGCAATCTTTTCAACTGCCATATCTTCTTCTTCAACATTCTCTCTTTCAGTGATAATACCATCTTTGGTAATAACTCTAATCTTTACCTCTTTACCACTTTCGTCTTTTAGGACAACTTGGTGCTCACCATCGGGAGCAGGTACTTTAGAATCACCATCAAGGACAAATACTTCTTCACCGACATCAAAGGTTTTAGATTCTACTTTAGCACCTTGTGCGGTTTCAGCAATTACGAATGCCTCGTCCTTACCTTTCTCCTTGATGCCCATAATTGCTCCACCGACAATAGAAATCATCTTTCCATCTGCGGTCTCATAAGTTCCATCGGTGAATGGTAGTAAAGTGCCGTCATAAGAAACCTTCCTGATTAAACGACCCACAGTTGGGGCGTCACCTTCAACTCGCATAATCACTCCGTCTTTCAACTTCACGTCAGCGAACTTTTCTTCTTTTTCATCGTCAACTTTTACTTCCATTTCCATTTCACCCATATCAATCTTGGTGATTTTAGAATCCTCATCTACTTCAATTTTAGTTCCGTCCATTAACATATGCTCTCCAGCAGGTGCAGGGATAAGTCCCTCTTCTGTGGCAACATATATCATAGCCCCCAATTCTAGTTCACCCTCCATTTTGACAGTTACGCCTTGGTCTGTTTTTGACTCAAAAAATAACTGTGGAGATAGACCCAAAATCTGCTTAATCTTTTGTAGGGTTTTGTTACTATTCATCTTATATTGATTTTAATAGTTGTTTTATTTGGTTTATTTGTTCTTCCTGTTTGGAAAAAACTGCTTTTTCCTTGAATAGACCCTCAACAGAGAATCCACTTAAGTTATTTTGTTTAACAAGTTCCCATATTTTTGGGTCTTCTACTTTCATTTGGACGAACCAAGTACCAGCAGGCAACTCAAAACCATAATTGGCTGACTTGTCCTTGATGGGGTCTTCACTAATCCAACTTTCAGTAACATAGACCTTGTCTGAACCTAACTTAATTCCGTTATGTTCTATGGAGGTTTCGTCAGTCCTTTTTTGTTTTAAGAATCTATTAGCCATTTTTCTAATAGAATCCTTTGAGAAATAGACATAATATTTGTTTCCAAACATATCATATCTATGTATCATCTTATTTGGAATCATCGCTGCTCCAACAATAATCATCTTGTCTTCACTAGCGACAGCAAAAGTCATTTTTTCGTTTTCAAGTTGTTTGAGTTTTCTTTCAGACCAACTTAATGCGGCTTCACCCCCCCAACTATCATACATCAATTTTCCGCAGGAACTTTTGTAATCTTTTGATGTCTCCAAATCAACCTTATGTCTTGATAAATAGGAATACATCCGCTTCAACGTGTCAACTGAAATGGGTTCACCCTTGGCTAATTGCGATGCTCGCGTTTTTCCTACCTGCGTTCCACAAGAACCCCAACCATTCTCCTCTGCGTATTTGACCGCTCTTGCCGCAGCATTCTTTACACCTTCAGGATAATCACTTATGGCTTCAACAAAATTATCTTCGGTTAAACTATTTGGTGAATTGTCGTATCCACATTTATGACAGATGAATGGTTCATCACCACCATCTTTAATTTGCCATTCCCAACCACACTCATCACATATTACATAACCATCAACAGACATCTTTTCTGCCTTTGGGTGGTCTTTCGGTAATAGGTCAAAATCAGATGTATATTTTTTGTTTTCTGGTCTCCCATTTTTCAATAAATATAAAAATGCATTAACTCTAGCATAAGCCCACTGCTCTGATGATTGAACTGTTGGTGAATGTGATACATTATAGGCTCCAAGACCTCTTTGGAATACTGACTTCAACGCTCCTAATGTAGCACGACCATTCTTGGTATTACTATCTTTTTCATTAAAATCATCAACCTTTTTTTGTAAGGTTTTTTCTTGTTCGGCACTTACAACAGCACCCCTCTTACCAGTCGCTTTACCTTTTGCCGTTCCTTCACCCGCAGGTTTAGGATTTGGTGTATCTGACTTTGGGGCTTTATCTGATTTTTTAATACCTCCCCTTGGCCCAATTTCAGCAAACAAGTTAGGGCCTGTTCTTGGCATTCCTTCCTCCCACTGACCTTGACCTTTTCCCTCATCGGCGGATCGTATTGTAGCACCTGGTCTTGTATCAGGTTGTAATCTTGTTGATAATGGGTCTGTTTGTATTAGACCTCTCGTTGAATCACCAGAGTTTCTAATCTTACCTTCTGGTTGGAATACCAATTTAACCCAAGTATGTCTGCAGTTGAATGAACCTCTCCAAGTGAATATATCATAACTACCAAACTCGGGGTTTGATAGTTGTTCTATGTCTTCTATTCTATACACTCTGTTCTTTGCCAACATATCAGCACAGAACTTTCTATTCTTATTGTCCCTCGGCCCAACATACTTGAATCTGATTCTAAATTGGACTGTATCTTCGTATGATTCAGCGTTTGGATCGGAGAACCTCTCACGGCTCATTTTAAGTATCCTCTCGGGGTTCATCTGTTCTACACGACTAATCACCCACCCTTGACTAATTAAGTCGTTGTAGGACTCCCCTAATGTGTCTAAAAGAGGATTAGAAGAACAGAAGTCATCCTCCACAATTCTATATGTTATAGAGTTGTCATCAAGGGTGGGTGCGTCCTCATTATTAAAGGCAATCCAATTTTCCTCGTGAGCGGGACTACCTACCAAAGATATTGCTTCTATCCCTGATTCCTCAAAATCTTCGTCTATGAGTAATTCTACGATTTTCATTCTATATTAAATATATTTTATTATATGTTATGCCATTATATCAACGACCTTGATTTTATGGTTCTATCAAATTGTTGTTGGTTAGACATATCTTGTGCCGTCACGTAAGTCCTAATAGGTCTGTTGTTTGTATTTCCCTGCATAACATCTACTAATGATTGATTACCCACCGATCTCGGTAAAGAGGTATTTGGTAGATTTCCTGTATCATTCATCGCCATCAATAATGGTGAGAACATTTCAGCAGATCTTGAGTTCATAACAAACTCCCCATTTGACAACATCGTTGGTATGGAATCCGTTATTGACCCTCCATCACCAAATACAAATCCACCCTGATTACGACGAGCAACAACACTAATAGGTGCGGGGGTTGATGGTGCTGCGGTTGATAATGACCCTCCTGCTTGTTCTCCTCCTTTAACTTCTCCTTTAGCCTTGGTAAACGCACTTATTGCTGCCGCAACAACAGCCGCCGCTTGTGCTGCGTATAGAACCAATAATGGAACGTTCTGTGGGAAACCTGCCTTTAATGTTGCGGCAAAACCTTTAGCGACATCCGCACCTGTTCCTGCTTGGTCTATTGCTATTTTCTTTAATGCTGCCGTAGCGGTCGCCTTCAAGTCAGCCAATCGTAATAGTTGTTGTGCCACAAATGCCGCCTTACCTATTGCTGTTTCCTGACCTGCTATTTCTGATATAGCACTTACTATTCCTGAACGAATACCAATCTTTTCTTGTGCCGCAGTCCTTTCGTCATCAATAGCCTTGAATAAGTCCTGTCTTTGTTTTTCTAATTGTGCTGCGACCCTTTGATTTTCTCTTGTCTCATAATCTTTTCTTACTTTGGCAAGTTCCTCCTCCTTTAACATTTCTAATGTTATGGTCGCTTCATTATTCAATATAGCCGCAGCAACAAGGTCTTCATATTTTTTATTGATAATACCTAATTCAATATTAGCATCATCTTGTAATGTTTCTGTCCCCGCAGCCCTTAACTTTTGTAATTCAACCTGTAAGTTTTTTTCTTTTTGTATTTTTTGTAATTCTCTTTGTTCGTTCTGTTTTGCAAGTTCCTCTTCCTTCAACTTATAAACAGCGTTGAATTGGTCTTGTATCTTTTGTCGTTCTTGTGCTGTAAGGTTCAACGCATCAAGTTCAGCCTGTGCCCTTTGTTTTTCTAATGCCAATTTTTCCTCATCGGTCTTTGCCAATAGGTCTTTTTCAGCATCAAGATATTTTTTATAAACATCTTGTGCTGCCTTCAATCTGGTTTCTTCTTCTTTAGCAGCCTTTTCTGCGGCTTCTTTTCTTTTCTGTGCTGCGTCCGCTTCTGCCTGTTGTCGTTTTTCTAATTCTTCTTTTTCTGCTGCGGTTAATTCCTGTGAACCTTGCTCAAACCTTTTATATGCTTCCATACCACTATCCACCGCAGCATTTACAGAATTACCCAACTGATCTATACCAGCACCAATCATTTCAGTATCTAGTGTAAAAATACCCACTAACAACTTACCTGCTCCAACACCTGCTTCTTTTATGAGAGTAAATAAACCATATAAAGTAGAATAAACAACCCCAATAGCCTGTGTGAAATATGGTAAAGCATATTCAACCATTTCTATGAATACATCTAATACTGGTTCAAACGCAGCAAATATACCACCAAGTATTTTTTGGAACGCTGCCATAACAGGCTCCAACTTTTTCATTGCCTTTTCGTTTTCCATAAAAGCGGCAACCAGTCCTCCAATCAATCCTACAAGTAATCCAATACCCGTAGCCCGAAGTGCTGTACCAAAACTTTTGGTATTTAATTCTAATGTCTTGAAACCTCTTGCCAAATTACCAAGTGGGCCAGGTGCGGATTCTAATGCTCCACCTAAATCTTCAGCACCAATCTTGGCAGCCTCCAACGAGTCCTCCATATCCCTGATTTCTGCGGCTTTTCTGTTGAACTCATCTGTTCCCGCAGACAAAGCCTTCATCTCCTTTTTTAAGTCGCGTAGTGCTTTTACTGATGCATTAGCCATTCTTCTTTCTCAAGTTTAATTTTTTTATTAAATTATAGTTTCTTACCAATCCTTTTATACTCTCAATTTCGTTGAGGTATGTTTCTACTTGTTTGGGACTATTACTTATCACTTCGTCAGTTATAAACTTCATATTTTTATATTATTAAAGGGGGTCATATACAACATTCACTAATAGTTCCACCTGATATAGTAAGGAAGTCAAATGTTGGACTTGCCACCTCACCGCAAGTAGGAGGTGCAACACACTGTACCTCACTTGTAGCAATAACTACACTACCAATTGTTCCACCAGATATGTAGGTATTTCCTGTTGAACTATCGCTATAATGTGCTATTACATTCATATTAAATGGAGCGGGTATTGTAGTTCCACTACAACCATTAAAGAACTCTATAGTCGTATCTGTTGTAGTGAAGAAATATCCAGGACAATCAAAGCATTCATTAGGAGCACTTTGCGAATTGGTTATTGTATAACAATATGGATTACTTGTTGGTGTAGGAGTTCTAGTAGTTGTTTGAGTTGGGGTTTGTGTATTTGTTGGTGTTTGTGTATTTGTTGGTGTTTGTGTTGGGGTTGTTTCACCAGATGTTGGAGTTGGAGTTGGAGTTTGTGTATTGGTTGGAGTTTGTGTTGTTGGTGTCGGAGTTGCCGTATTGGTTGGACTTGGTGTTGGAGATGTTAAAATAGGAATACAAGATCCTGATATTGTTAAACCATCACATATTACTAATGGTAGTTCCGCTTCCATACACGCAAAACTACCAAAGGTGAGATTATAAGATTCTGCGGAACCATTACAAGTAGTTCCTGATATAAACTTCGTTCCACCACTATCAAAAGGGTCATTATGTAGGTATGTTATACAACTCATATTACTTATAAATATATTTTTTTTTTATGTTGATTTGTTTAAGTTAATCACGAACAACATTCACTAATAGTTCCACCTGATATAGTAAGGAAGTCAAATGTTGGACTTGCGACCTCACCACAAGAAGGTAGTGGAGCACATTGTATATCACTTGTAGCAATAACTACACTACCAACTGTTCCACCAGATATGTATGTAGCTCCTGTTGAACTATCACTATAATGTGCTATTACATTCATATCAAATGGAGCAGATATTGTAGTTCCACTACAACCATCAAAGAACTCTATAATTGTATCCGTTGTGCTTGCGAAAAATCCAGGACAATCAAAACATTCACCAGGAGCGCTTTGCTGCGATGTTATTGTATAACAATATGGATTACTTGTTGGTGATGGTGTTTGGGTTGGTGATGGTGATGGTGCTACTGCTGTACCAGTTTGAGTTGGGGTACTTGTTTGACTAGCAGTATTGGTAGGTGTTTGAGTTTGACTAGCAGTATTGGTAGGTGTTTGAGTTTGAGTTTGGGTTGGGGTTTGGGTATTAGTCGGTGTTTGAGTTTGGGTTGGTGTTGGGGTTGGTGTTGGGGTTGGACAAACTGATGGATACGATTTATAGAATGAAGTTCCTTGTAATCCACGACTAGGGTAAAGTATATTTCCTATTACTGTTGGACTACCAAAATTAAATCCTAATCCAAATCCGCTCTGATTCACAGCATAACTACCTGTGGTTGTGGTAATACCATATACTCCCATAGACCCTCCAGATGCGGATATTCTGTTATATATCGTGAAATAATTAGACCCACTTTGTCTTCCATATATAACACCAAACGCACCTGAACCATCAGGAACGTCAAACGCCCAAGTGGCGTTAAATGAGCGATAGAATGCGAAATTAAATGACCCACCAGTATAAGAGTATATCCTGTCATAAGTTCCAGTATAAGCAGAAACGGCAGTTGATGCTGATACAATAATTTGTTCGGGACAAATTGGGAATTGTGTTTGAGTTGGAGTAATCGTCGGGGTCGGGGTGGATGTTCTAGTAATCGTTGGAGTTTGGGTAATTTGTAAAGTTGTTGTTGGTGTTTGACTAGCAGTATTAGTAGGCGTTTGAGTTTGTGTTTGAGTAGGTGTTGATGTCTGACTAGCAGTATTAGTAGGTGTTTGAGTTGGAGTTTCAGTAGGTGTTGATGTTTGAGTAGCAGTATTAGTTGGAGTTTGAGTTGGAGTTTCAGTAGGGGTTGATGTTTGACTAGCAGTATTAGTAGGAGTTTGAGTAGCAGTATTAGTAGGAGTTTGAGTTGGAGTTTGAGTTGGAGTTTCAGTAGGGGTTGATGTTTGACTAGCAGTATTAGTAGGGGTTTGAGTAGCAGTATTTGTAGGAGTTTGAGTTGGAGTTTCAGTAGGTGTTGATGTCTGACTAGCAGTATTAGTAGGAGTTTGTGTTTGAGTTGGGGTTTCAGTAGGAGTACTAGTAGTTGTAGGTGTTGGTGATGGTATTTGTGTAGATGTTGGTGTCTGTGTCACTGTTGCTGTTGGAGTAGGAGTTGGCACTGGTGGAACAACTGAACCATCCTGAACTACATTAAATGCTGTGAAACCAGTACAATTACAATCATTATAAACATTCGCAAAATTGGGCGTAAATCCTGAAGAAATATAATAATGCTGATAATTATTATTTTCGTTGTAATACCCTTGAATTACTTGATGACACCCCAACGCATTTATATCATCATCATATAAGGTCACAAAACCACCTATGTATGCGTATAGATTATAATTTAAGTCAGAATTACTATATCTTGTAGACCCCGATACACAAGGGATTAAGTCATAATAAAGAACTCTATGTTCGTCATAGGTTTTTGTAAGTTTGACTAGTTCTAAATCACAAATAGATGGTTCCAATAAATTAAAATTATCTATTTTATTTATCCTAAATAATGAGTTTTTAATTAGTATTGTTTCATTAAATAAAAGTGATTTTACCTCATTTGGGGTAAGGTATATTTTTAGTTTGTATATCTTATTTTCAGGACTGATTAGGTCATCAATATAATCTTTGTAATAGATGTCATATAAGTCCTCCGCTACGAACTCAAACTCTCTCGGTTGAATGGTAGTAAGGTCTTCTCCTCTAAAGTTAATATAATGAGAAAAACCACTATAATTAAAAGGATAAGTTGTGAATCTATTGATGTTTGTAAATCTTGTTTGGGGATATGTTGTCCCAAATGACCTAACATACCAAGTTTGTAATTGTGTTGAACCAGTCCCCACAAATCCATAGTTTAATGATGGTAAAGTCAATCCCCTAAATACAACACGAGGTAATATCTTGAATGGTTGGAACTGTTGTAAAGTCGTACCAGTAACATCAGTATTTTTGATTTTTGAGAACGATGATAGTGTCAAATAATTACTCTGTACGCTATTGATGGTTATGTCAATAGGAGACGAGAATATGTAGGTAAAGTTAGTTTCGGAGTTTTTATATGGAATATTTAGATTGATTTTATCAGTTCCAAATACCTTGTTAGATGCGGTCTTAAAATCCTGATTGGCATAATCTTGGTCTAATTGAAAATTGAACTGTAATGTTCCATTTATTAAAGATGTTGTTGGGGATAATGATTGTAGTTGGTTATAATCTACTTTTGTCGTCCAATCTAATAATTCACCCTTTCCAAAGTAATCTACAATAGGTTCAATAATAAGAGTGTTAGGTTTATCAGGACTTGGAACAACAACCAAGTTAAAATATCTGTTAATAGATGTTATAAAATCTATTTGTTTATAATCATTATCGGGGAACTCCAAAGCATAATCAAATGTCTGACCCGACACTAAAAATCTTGGGCCAGTGAATATCTCAAACTTGAAGTTTGATATTGTTGCGTTTGTTCCAAAAAAATAAAATTGTATAGTAGAATTACCTGTAAAATTAAAATCCTTTGTGAACTCAACTTGTGTAGTTGATGTTTCATTATTACAAAGTCCATCTTCCCGAAGCACTTGAGTACTAGTATAATCATTAAAAAATAATGATACATCAGAACTAGTTTCATTAGTGACTGTTCCATTACCACTTATTATTCCAAGAAACTCACCAAGTTGGGTATATGGAAGTCCTATGTCTACACTTGGAATGAATCCAATAATTCTAACCCCCGATGAATTAACATATTCATATTGTAAATTACCAGGGCCAGTATTGATAATAGTAAAACTACAACCACTAAAAAGATTTCTTTGAGCGGTATAACTAAACTTGAATGTATATGCCCCCGCAAAAAATGTGGGGATATTGATAAACTCTGTAGTTGCTGATAAATTAAGTGTATTACAAATTACTCCTGAACTTGGATTTGTTGAAGCACTTTGTGGACTTGTTGAAAAAAAGAACCCAAGATTTTCATAAGTATAACAGGGTATTATAGCGTTTCTTGAATATACTGTTTCATCTAAAAACTTGAGTGGTAAATAAAATCTCTCAAAATAAGATGTATCAAAGAAATCAGATTGTATCTCATACCCCGCATCACGAACTATACTTGAATATAATTCTTTGATTTGTATTGTTGGCTTAAAATAATAATCATTAACAGGGGTTCCTGAAAAATCAAAATGACCGAACTTTGGTGTATATGTTAATCCTGATAAATCAGAAAACTCTACCAAAGGGGTTATTTCAGGTTGTATGAATGGTGAATTACCTGAATAAGAATAACCTATGTTGTATAATCCCCACATCGTCTTACCATTCTGATATGAATAGTTTGTGGCACCTGTTATTGGAAACAGGTTATAATCCACATTTGATTGTAATATAACTTGTTCTGTAAAGGGGTGTGATAAATGTGATAGGTCAGTTTGTCTTAAAAACTTATCCCCTATGTTTGCTGCTAAATTACCAACTTGATTATAAAATGTAATCTGATAAGTAAAATCTTCACCCTGTATTGTAACCCCATCCAAACGAATATTTCCAACTAATATCTCATAACCATCCCAAGATATAATCGCATCAAACTTATCATTCGGGTCAAAATCCAAAGGAACAGAATTGACATCATAAAAATAATTGAATATCTCGTTATTATTCTTTGTTCCTGGTAAAGTGAATGATTTAGAATAACTTGAGTTTTTTGATGTTATGTCTTGGATTTCCCCAACTGAAAAAGACATTAAGATGTCCTCATCATCAAATAAGTCAAGATACTTATATTTCCCTGATACTAGTGTCCGTATTTGTAAACTCATTTAGTAAGGTAGGTTATATTGTCTGTAAGGTGTTAATTTCAATTCTAATTCATACTGAAATACTCTGTCATATTTCTGTTGATACTTTTTTACTTCTTTGTTTAATACTTGAACTGGTATTAAATATGGATAAATAAGTGGTTGGTTGTTTTCAGGCGTCCAATCATCTTTTATTACATATACAGTTGGGGATAAAATCAATTCCTCAATTATATCTACATCATTCTGTTTAACAAAGTTAGATGCCACAGTCATAAACTCAATCGCATCTCCATAATATACTGTCTCACTTGAGTCATAACTCTGCATATTCCATATAGTAGAGTTTAATGTCTTTTGAGACCCGTATATCTTCTTACTTGGGGTCTTGGCAAACTGACTTTTCTTTGTGAAGGTAAATGTATCCCATACCCCATTTCTATTGATAAACAAGAAATTAACAGGGTCGTTGAAACACTCCTCATCCATCATCTTATATTGTACTATTTCTGATACACCACTAGTACAATTTGTATCACAACCTCCACTAGACAAGTATATCGCTACATCACTATTCGTTCTAAATAGGGGGTTTTGTTTCCAATTTACATAGGCTATTCTCTGTCCTAAAAATGAATTATAACCAGTTGGATTTGGGGTAAATGAAATAGGTTGTGAATAGATTACATCGTAGTTTAATTGTGAGTTTGTACCTGTCTTCTGTAATATACTTACAGAATTGATGACAGATGAATTATTGAATAACTCATTCTCCCCATACATAAATCCTAATACAATAGGACAAGTATAATAATGACTTCTATATCTTGTCTGTATTACTGACCCTCCCAATATAGTCATAGGTTTTGTTTCCTCACCAAATGTCCCCATAAATCTACCAGAAATATTGAATGGAACAATACCGGTATTCATAGCAAAATCATAGACCTTTGTATTCCAAAAGTTATATTGTCCGTTCTTATTGAAACCTGAATAGTAATATGTTAGTGCTTGATTGTTTGATACAGCATATCTTTTGTTGTCTTGAACGCCAGGCCATACCATTACTCCGTATGGTTGGGTTGCCGCACTTGCTGGACTTATAGTTTGTCCTGTAAACCCTGAATAAACCCCGTAGTTCGTTGTATCTATGATAAGTGTTGTCGTACTACCTGATGTATATTGAACCCCAAATATCAAACGATATTCATTAACCTGATAGATATTCTCAAACCCTTCATAACCTCCGTTGAAACCATTAGAATAACTTATGAAATTGATAGGTAAGTTATTGATTGTTGCTTGTGAGGTTTCTTGGTCTACATTTACTAATAATGAGTTTGTTACGGATACAATATAAGGGTCTGATTCTGCTTCACCAGTAGTGGTGTTGTAAATCATAGACATATTACGAGGATTTGGTTTAACAATATTCCTAATAATTGTTTCAACATTAAAGATACAATTACCAAACTCGTTGGAGGGTATTAGTAGTCGTCCTATCTTACCATATTCTTGTGTTGTCCCTGTGGTATTGTTTGGGCCTGAATCGTTCTGATACGGGTTCTTATAGATGTCTACAACCAATCTAATATCGGTGTATGCTGAATAACTATTTAATGCAACATTCCAAGTGTGGTCGGAGTGGGTCTCCGTAACCGATAATGGGCTCTGTAATATTGTTAGGTTGAAACTCATTTTATATACTTTATATTTCTTTTGTTATTGTATTATCAATAAAGTTTTCCACATCTCTACCTATTGCGTCGTATAGTTGTGTAAATTGCTCCTGTAAAAATGGTGGTGGATTTTCTAATACTTCCTCCAACGAGTCATAGGCTTTATCAAATAAATTAGCAGGTCTAATACCGAACTTATGAATATTTGTCTGTATTGCGAATGCCAAACTCCTTATACCACCCTTGGCAAATCTACCTTTAGCATCTCTCTTTTTTAATCCCCTAACTTTAATCCATTCTATAAGTGCTTTAATAGGAACTTTTTTACCACCAGGTCTTCTACCAAAATTGACATTCTTGTAATAATTAGCATAAGATATTTCTAATTGCATATTATCACCAGTACCGACCACTCTAGCACTGAGGCTATTGTATAAATTACCAGTCGCATACTTGTTCCCCATCCCTTTTTGATTTGGATTACCAAAAGGGTATTTCTTTTGGGTGAGTATTTGTTGGTAGTGTTCTACAAACACCTCACCTAATTGTTGTAGTTCGTCTTTTGTTCCTTCCCACATAGGTTATTTAATTTAATATGTATTTCTTCCTAATGTTGTTTGGAATGTGTTAATAATTGTTGATAATGTTGATACTTGTGATGCTGTCAATCCTGAACCAATAGTAGCGAAAGTAAACTCGTTTGAGTAATAGTTTGTTACACCACCACCACTACCTAGAGCCGCAATAAGAATGTTGAACTGTATTGATGTTCTACTTCCTACTTCTGTTGTATTCAAGATTGTACCATTTTTATACAATGCATTACTTGTTATACCCGTAGTAGATGCTAAAAGGAAACCTTGTGTATCCGCAGTCAATGCTGGTACAGATGGAATGACGTTATTTAAGTTATACACATATCTTTGTTGCGTATTGTTCCCAATAGAAAGAATCCTATTACCTCCAAATATTTCTGATGCTCCTATATAAGTTTTATTTGACGCAAGGCTGACATTATTAGATAGATATACACTCAAATGTACGTTGTCTAATGTCATCGCAGATGGTGCCAAGAATGTATCAGCATAAGCATCTGTTCCGTTAGATGTAGAACCAGATGAGTTAAAAGTCCAACCACCATTAAAGGATAATCTATACGCATTATTTGTATCAACGGGATTTTTAGCATTGAACTTACAACCATTACTATTACCCCCTAACATTGGATAAAACGCCTTCATACCATCATACAATCCATTACTTACCAAAGATGTAAATAATGTAACAGTCGCCGCAGATACAGTTGGAGTTATACCAGTACCTCCCGCATCAACAACTGCTCTCAAATATGCATTTGCTTCAGTTGTTCCACTAGCAAGTGGAGTAGGACTTGGTGTTGGAGTTGGACTTGGAGTAATAGATGGAGTTGGTGTTGGTGATACACAAGGGTCAGCGGGGAACTGATTAAATGCTGCCACACATCTATCAAGTGGAGTTTTTGTCTTAATTCTTAAAGTCGCAGAATAACCACATAATAAGTCCTCATATCGTTCAATAAAAGGAATCATAGTAACAACATCATCAACAAAATAAAACTCGTTATAATTACCATTTGCCTCTGTATAAGACAAACGGAACATAGATATAATGTCGTTCATCATTTGTAAAGTATCTGATAAAATATCGGTCATATTATCCATATCCCTTTTCATTATATCTGATACAATCAAGTTAAACTCATAAGTCATAAAGTTGAACTCCTGAATTACATTAGAAGGAATAACATAGAAATATGGATAATATGGGGCTTGGTCTGATAGGTTGTCCTGTTTGTCCCTTCTATCCACTTGATAGGTGAACTCATCCAAATCACCAAATCCATATGAATTGATTTGCTTATGTCTGTCTGCTAATAACCTAAAGTCATCTACAATATTTTTTAGATTAAGACCTTGAACTGTTTGTGTCATTTTGTTTTCATCATTTTTTTCATCGCTTTATCTTGCTCTTGGTGTAAGTCCATAAGGTAAGACAAATGGTTAAGACAAAGAACAAGGGGCTGAGAAGTAACAGTACTAATTTTCCCAATATCGTTGTCTGCGAGTTGGCTAATCCAGATATAGTATCCCCAAAATTGACTAAAGCCACCTTCAACCTCATCATCTCCCACTTCAGTTTGTTCGTTGAATAAAGTTGCGAAAGTCCTTGTAATAGCCTTTCTGTACTCCACAAAAAAAAAATTGCTCCCTCCACATACTTAAATGGTAATGTCTTGAAACTTTCTATCTTTTTCTTGAAATCAGTTTGTCCGTATTTTGTATCTTTTTCTGTGTATAAATATGCTGCCACTTCATTAAGATTAGCAACCCTATATGATTCCTCTTTATGTAAAAATGTATCAATATCTACAAACTGACCGAAGGAGATATTATCCAAATCTACAAGTGTATATTCAACCTCGTTATGAGTGATATTATAATATACTTCTTTGGATTCCTGATTGAGATATTTGTATAATTGTTCTCCTACTTTGTTTATCTCGTCAGCATCAGATTCCTTTATTTCATCTGAACTCAAACCAGTCATCACAGAGATTGTCTTTACATACATATCAACCTCATCAAGTATATTTTTATACTTCATAATATCCGACCACATCTCCGTTGTCAGTTCCTTAATATGATATTGTTTGTTATTGTGGTCTATGTATGTTTTATTAGCCATATACTTATAAATATAATTTTTTTATTTCCTTCTTTAATATACGAATGTTCCTGTATTCCTAAACATCTTCATCTCAAGGACATATCGTAGTGGGTCAATCAAGTGGTTATAATCGTCTAGTGGTTCGTCTAAATTATTACCATTTTTGTCTGTCTTCCAAATGTAATTCATCAATTCATTCTCCAAGTTTGTGGAGGTGTTATGAATAAAAAACTCACTTCGTTTTATTAGGTCAATTCCGTGTAATATGGAGTTCTTCTTTACTGGCTTTGCGTTTATACCCTGTCTTCTTAATTCTTCAATAGATTGGGGATTAGCACTATCACAGATGAAATCATCTTTAATGTTTATCCCCAAGTCCTTTATCTTATAGATGAAGTCAGGTATGGTTATATTCCGTAGATATAATAACTCCTCACAATATATCGCATCATTAAACTTATGAACTTTGATTAGAGTACAAGGGTCTTGGAATCCAAAGTCAATTCCATAACCAAGCAATTTAGACCCCTCTGGTAAGGTTGAATACTTCTGTTGATGTGAGAATACCATTTTGGTGGGAAGTCCTCTCTCACCCAAGCCAAATACCCTCCACAGGTTCGGATCTCTGTGTTGTAGTTTCTCAATCTCTTTGACCTGAACCTCTGATAAAAATGGATTGTCTTTATAGGTTGTGATATTGTAATTTACATCCTCTTGTCCTTCCAAGTCATATATCCACGACTTCCATAGGGAGGGGTTTAAGTCCAATACTGTAAGGTCTGATGTTCTTAACATAAGTTGTATGTATTCATCATAGGAAAC